TTAAATAGATTTAACCGGTTCACGATACAATGGGTTCATCAGTCTCACATGCCATGGTGCATTTTTGCCCCAACTGTAGCATGGCATATCATGCCCAAAGTTATCCTTATAGACCTGCTGAATGATTTTTAACTCGTCTGGATGTGCTAAAGCTGTCACAACTCCATCATGCATCCAATAAACACATCCTTTTCCTTTCACCGTAAACATACACTGCATAGTCTCTTCTCCTTCCTGATCTGTTGTTGTGCTTTGGTTTCCGTTCATAAGCTCCTTGATACGGTTAATAAAATAGGCTTTTGTCTGCGCTGCGCCGCCGTGAATCTCTACTGATCTGTGCGGACAAGCGGTTGCAAACACTTCCTGATGCAATCGGATTGTGTTTTCATTAGGCGTGATTCCATATTGCTTACACTTTTGAGCGCACCACTGTAAAGCGCGCTCCTCATTTGCTTTAAATGTGTTCAAATCTCCCATACTCTGACAAACTTCGATGCTCAGGTAATTTATATTGCCGTCTGTATTTCCGCAATGCCAAGCACAGTTTGCGTCATCCTCTACCTGCCTAACACCATCGCTACCGCAATATGCGTGAGCGAACCCTTTTTCTTTGTTCTGACTACCATTTGCTAAAGAATTAGCCCAATAAGCTGCATTCAGAGAATTGCCACCTGCATCATTGTGGATAAAAATACCGACAGGATTCTTCCCTCTCCTGCCGGCAATTCCTCTACAGATACTCATTACTCCTGTTCCTCCTGTTCTTCTGTCTCAAATACCTTTTCCAGTTCTTCCGCTGTTGTTCTTCCAAATTCGTTCTGTTCGCTCATGTTCTCACCTCCTAGCGCGATGTCGCACAATAAAAGAGAGCCTGTTACCAAGCTCTCTTTTCATTATTATAAGATTCCGCCTCCATCAACAGATTTTAAACTGTTGATATTGATAATCTGATAATAGCCCTCTCCGATTGGTCTCATGTAAAAACGCTGCGCATCTGAACCATTTGTATCATAAATATCGATATTTGTATGGTTGTCTACTCCATTTCCAAACACATCCAAACGTTTATTTGTATTGATTTTCGGAGCGAGTTCAAACGCAAAATTCCCTAATATTGAATCATTTACTGGGATTATCTTCCATTTCTGAGCATTTGTTCCATTCCTTTTATAGGCTACAACATTCTGTCCATTCTCATCTTTACCTTCATGTACATCCAAAAACAGACCATTTCCTTTGCACTGCATTTCATAGAATCCATCTGTGTCCTTTATCAGCTTCCACCACTGATTATCTCCCCCGTTCCATTCATATAAATGTACATTCTTAATTTCTTCCGTTTCTGTGTTGCCTTTATATCTCAAAATACAATCCCACGGGAAATTATAATACCCATGCACACTCGCTTCTTTTCCACCGCTGTCCCCTGAAGCTCCATCGTAATCAGAAGAAAATTCAGCCAGCTGGTTATTACCTACATATAATGCCACATGATTCACTTCATTTAGAAGAATATCTCCTCTGTTCAATGAAGTGCCAACTGGCAGCCTTGTCCATCCTCTCGCACAAAGCTCTGCTGCCATATTCCCTGTATATGTAGCTGATCCAGTATCAAATCCAGCATTTCGCAATGCTGTTATGATGGAGCTTGCACAATCGTAATCCTTTGGCCCCCATCCTCCGAGACGATAACCATATGAATTGTCATTACACATATTTACCATATTTTGAATGAATTGTTCTAAATTTGCCATAAAATAATACCTCCATAATCTATTCTTTACTTATTTACGAGTTTCTATATTTATACACACATTGGAACCACCCCCATTCCATAAACATTCATTATTTAGTATTATCGTCTTTATTTACCAACTTATCTGCAACTTCTAATCCTTTGATAAGAACAACTGGCACATTTAATCCAGCTTCTACAAAATTTTCCAAGATCGATCTAATCTCGTTAATAAGCAAGCTTGCAAGTACAAACCATCCAAGTAATGTTGTAACCTGTAAATCTACTCCGATAGTCTTTCCTATTTCTATGAATACTGCACTTGCTCCAAATGCTACCATAATCATCAACCAGTACCCTAATTTCTTTAATACGCCTTTCCATCCTTTAACAGAATTTTCTTTCTTAGCCATTCTGCTCTTCATCCATCCTGTTAGCCAATCAGCAATATTTAAAAGCAAAAATGCTACAAATAAAATCCAATGTTCTCCGAGGATGTACGAGAGAACAGCAACGACCGTTCCTACAATCGCATTATAAACATCAATAATTGGTTCTGCATAATTCATTTTCTTCATATCCTCACTTTCCTTCCTGTATTCGAATTGTAAAATAAAATGTGTACAGACTCTCTCTCTTATTGCACGATTACCTCTCCATAGCATTCAAAAGTAACTTGGCTAGCATATTCAGACGCAGAAAGTGTGATTGTACCATTTACCAAAAACTGAACATTTCCATACCCCACAGGTGCTTGTGCAACGCTCATAATCATTGGTAGTCTTTGATTTATATTCGGAGTAAATGGACATCTGGCCATAATAAGTGAATCTCTGATTCCTTGTGATCTAGATTCCGTTTTTGCTACGCGTACCTGATATCTCTTATATCCACTTTTTCTATAGTTCAGTGTCCATCCGTTTTCTTGATATATTTTCCATTCCGTCTCTACACTCATGTCTTTACTTACCGAACCTATATATTTATTTAATTCCGCTCCCATATTCGCGCTTAATGGAGCTATCTTGGATTCTGTAGTTAAATTATCCACAATATCTTTTTTCTCTACAAAGGATGATAGTGCACTCTTTATTTCATTTATTGCATACACTAAATTCTCTTTCGATGCTGTCGCAAGGTTTCCTAAGTTTCCAATGCTTTCCTTAACATTCTTTAACTGTTCATTCAGATTCCCAATGTATTTGTCGTAAAAATGCTGCAATCCTGTCCAACTTAAATATTTCATTTAACCACCCCACTTTACATGGTAAACAACGAATCTATCTCGTCGTTTGTAATACTTTCCACGTTTGCGTCCGAGCCTGCCGGACCCTGTGGTCCCATTGGTCCAATGTCCCCTTTCTCACCCTTTAATCCCTGAGGTCCTTGTGGTCCCGTTTCTCCCTTTTCGCCTTTTTCTCCTGCAGGTCCTTGAATCCCCTGTTCACCTTTTGCTCCTGCCGGTCCTGCTGGTCCAGCAGCCCCCTGCAATCCCTGAGGTCCCTGTGGACCTGTCATACCGGTGGCTCCTGATAAGTCTGTGATGTATGTGTAAGATGACGCACCTTTAACATATAACTTGGCATTGTCAGCATCCTCTACATTTCCTGTGTCAATCATGACAAACTGCCCAGTCTTTACTCCATCTGTCGCAAACCCTTTGTTCATCGCATCAACGGAAGCAAATGTCTTAGCGATTTTAAACGCTTCCCCAGCCGGACCTTGTGGCCCCTGCAATCCCTGAGGTCCCTGTGCACCCGCAGCTCCTGCCGGTCCTGCTGGTCCCTGTGCTCCAGCTGCGCCGGTTTCTCCTCTGTCTCCTTTATCTCCCTTAAATTCTCCACTTTTAATTGCTTCATCCAGCGATTTTCCATTATACGTAACATCAGTAGAAACTACTTTGTCAGTTTTCTTTCGAAATGCACCATTTGCCCATTCCTGCATTTTCTCTTTAAATGTTCCAAGTCCTGTTAAATCTAAAAATTTTGCCATGTTCTTCTCTCTCCTTTTCTTTAAAACAATCCATTGATCTCATCTTCTGTGATGATCTCGTTTCCGGCGCCTGCCTCCAGTTCACCGATCTTCTGCTCTACAGTTTTTCCTTCCGCAAGCTGCACGCTTTCCGCCATGCACAGCGGATAATTTCCATTATTCTTTGTGGATAAGGTGTTGACGATTACAACACCACCTTCAATGCTCTGTGCCATCTTTCAAACCTCCTTATTTTACTGTGACTGCTGTAGACCCCAGTCCTGCGTTTACAGACATCCATACGTCATAGCTCTGCTTATATCCGGATGCGTTGGTAAACTCCAATGTCTGCGCTTTTGTAAATCCGCCGTCAAATCCACCGACATTAAAAGTCGGAGTTCCAAATGATGTAGGGATTGCATACACGATCTTCTCACCTGCTCCGGCATTTACTGTAAAACTGCGTCCTCTGCCGCCTGCAAGCGCAGAACCCTCTAATGCAAGGATATCCGCATTTGCGAGTGAGGCTTTGTTAGTCTTGCCCCAGTATACTTTTGGCTGTAATGCGATTGTCACGGTTCTGGATACAGACGCATCTCTTTCATCTGTAACAGTAAGAACGATATTCGTATTTGCTTTCACTGTCTTTCCTGTGTATGATTTCTTACGGATGCTCTTATCCAGATTTTCGGCAGCTTCGCTTGCAAACTGGATTTTCTGGGTCTTAGGTTCTTTATTTAAAGTCCATGTTACATCAGATGCAGTAACTGTCGCACCGATTTCGTTGCTGCTGTTCGTGGCAGTCAGACTGTTGATTGCAATCTTGGTGTACGCCAGGTCATCGATTTTTTTCTTGTACTCATCCGAAAAATCATTGCTGGATAAACCTTTTCCCACCTCCTTCTTTACGTATCTCTCATCATTCTTCTGTACCAGGTGTGCAAGTCCATCCTGATCCAGGTACTTCTTTTCTGCAGCGAGCACTGCTGCTTTTGCTACTTTCTTTCTTGGCATTTTCACTCTGCTCCTTTCATAATCTCGTCAATCTCCGGATTGGTGATCGACTCTATCTCCACAGTCCCTCCGCTGTTTGGCAGATTTACGGAACTGATTGGATCATTACCCGACAAAAGCTGCAGTTGATTCCCCTCTAACTGCAGCCCGTCTCCTTTCTGCTTTAATTGCTCCACGACCTGTTCCAGTACATGTTTATCCGCTGGAGCCTCATAATCTTCTGGCTTTTTTCGTGCTTTTACACTTAACCGAATTTCAAATATGGTCTTTCCTTCTCCCGGAATAGTCTTATATACATATGCCTGGATTGTTCCACTTCTTTTCAGTAATTCATTTGGAATGCCAACTGTGATGTCACCGTCTTCCACTTTCCCAAGTACCACAAATGCACCATTCGTACATTTGTCAGTGAAATGCACTTGTATTTGTTCCTCTTCTACTTCCATTCCACAAATCTGTAAAACCTGTCCGTAGTCCCATTGTGTAAGTTTTCCATCGATATCTACCCGCTTGGAGCATCCATCAAATACTGCAATAATCATTTCTACGCGCCTCCTCCAAGCGAATCGATATCCGAATTCGGAATATCCTCTATTCCTGTTACTTCTCCAGAAGCACCCCGGGGAATTTCGAAATCAAATACCGCCCCTGTTTCTGTACCCGAATTTTCAACAGACGCCTCTGTTCCGGCCTCCCCGGTCGTAGTAGTTCCGATCCGTATCGTTGCTGCTTTTCCTGCCGGTCCTTCCGGACCCTGAATGCGTCCTACATTTTTCCACTGGCCAGATACGTTGTCCCATACATGTAGATTTCCATCCACCAGATAGGATTCACCCACATTTCCTGTTGGATGTTCTCTGTTCAATTCCTCTTCTGTTTTATAGGAGCCCAGTATAGTAACACCCGTTCCATCTTTCCCAGGCTCCCCCTGAATCCCCTTTTCGCCTCTTGGACCAGGATCTCCTTTCTCTCCTTTAGTCCCTGTTGCACCGGATAAATCTACCATGTACTCATATCCAGTTGCGCCCTTTCTATAAACCTTGGCATTATCTGCATCATCCGGGTTACCGGTACTTATCATCACAATCGCATTTTCCGGAAGACCATCGGTTACAAATCCTGCATTCATCTGTCCTACAGAGGCATAAATCTTTTGCACGTTTAAAGCAATGCTTCCACTTTCTATGGTTCCTGACTGCAGAGAATCAATTTCCATCGTTGTAATTTCAATCGGATCATACTTCTCCAAGCGATTCAGTATATCTACGAGCGCCTGATATTCATTGGTTGACTGTATTTCGGATGCAGCCACTAAGTTTTCTCTGACCTCCATCTTCGTTTTGAATGATGTGACAGCATTGCTACCATCAATCAAATGTAGCTGGCATTCCGTATTTCCCACTTCTGCAACCATTTGCGGCGTCAAACTGAACAGGACGCAATAATTGCTTATCACGGTTCCTTCCGTGTAAGTTTCTGATCCGCTTGGTTTCTTACAATAAATCCTGGCCTTACTGATTGTCTTTGCCATTCCGGAAATCATACAGCGCAGAAGTCTGCCCGAATCGTACTGTACTGCATAAATTGTTTGCATAATTCCCGGGTTTCTCACGTCAATGTATAAAGTTGTCGTTGTTTCCATATCACACCTTCTTTCTTATCCTGGTATCCACCTGACGAGGTAAACGTCTCCCGGCAACACACCTCCACCGCTTTTGTATCGCAGCACACAGTCCCACGGATAGTTATAGTATCCGGTTGTCCAAATTTCCTTTCCTGTCTGATCACCAGTCTGGCCGCCGGTTGTTCCGCCAAATTCATTTTGGCTGGCCTGCACAACCTGTCCATTTCCAATTCCCATTGCAGTATGGTTTACGATGTTCAGAAGGATATCCCCTCTTTGTACACCGGATCCTGTTGCCAGATTTATCTGTCCCGTCACATCCGTAAAACCGCAATTCAAAAATATTTCCCGCATATTACCGGTGTAGGTTGCCCCATTGCTCTTTACCGGAACCCCGGCATTTTCCCACGCCTGAATCAATAACGAGGAACAATCGTAATCCGGTCCCCAGCGGTTTGTCTGATCATATCCGTGACTGTTATCATTTGCGATTTGAATCGCCCAGTTTACCGCAGCTTCTATTTTTTCAGATCCTCCTGCATATTGACTCAGGTAGTTGTACCAATATCTTGCCTGCTGCCGCCTCTCGGATTCTACTTCTACACCTGCACGTTCAAAGTTTTTCAAAAATGCAGATGCCAGATATTCCGGTGACTCTCCGCTGACCTTAAACTGATCAAACGACAGCGGATATGCATCGGTTGCAATCCACTGACCAAAAGAAACTGTAACAGAATCTATCCATGTAAGCTGACCGTTTGGATCCGTAATCCCATATCCGTTCGCACCTGCCCAGTTTGTATAATTTGTTGCCGGTGTCCACTGTACCAGTCCAAAGCCTCCACTATAGTTTCCCTCCTGCAGGCTTTGCCAGATTCCGGGATTGATGTTCGATTCACTTTGCATGTTGCCGCATATCCCAGCAATGGCATTCAGCGACCATCCTTTTTGTTCAAAAAAACTTAGTACTTCTCTTACATTTCCCTGCATCTGCTCTGTGGTCAGATAAAAGTTTCCTATCGTCCATGACATCAGAAATCACCTTCTTTCGTGATTCCGCCCACAAGAAATCCTTTTTCAAACCTTAGATTTGTCCCATTCGAAAAAACTGCAGTTCCAGTCTTTCCATAAACTCCTGGTCCAACGTTTTCCGCATCTAACAGAACTGCATCCTTCGTGATCCTTAGTAAGATTTTGCCGTTTCCATCGGTGAATAACACTGCATTTCCAACATACGTCATACAAAGAACGCCCTCATCGTTTTTGTTTGAAAATAATATTGTTCCATCCTTTATCGTTACACGCCGATTATCGTTCAAAGAATCGCAGATATATTTCCCTTCTGCGTAAATTCCATCTTTATCCAGTCGGACTATTTCTTTCCCACTTGCATCCAGCACCCTTGCAACGCCACTATTATTGTCAAGTCCTCCAATTTCCAGTGTTCCACCTCTGATTCGATCAGCCAGCATTGTTCCTGCTGTGATAAAATCAGCAAAGAATCCCTGTCCTGTTCCAAAGGTGGACCAGTCCCAGTCTCTTCCATCTGCAGTTCTTTTGCTGGCAATCTCGAACCCCATTGTACCAAGGCACATTGCCCCAAACGTTTCCGACTCCGGATTCAAATCTTCAAATAAAACAGCGCGTACTTTCTGTTTTTGTGCGATGTCGGACTGTGCCCGAAACTGTGCTTTCACTCCGTTTATGATGCCGTTTACCTGTGCTCCTATCACAGTGCCATCCGGCCGGATTGCACTTTCTATCCGATTTGACATACTTGATACATCTGTAATGAAATTGTATTGAAAGTCTCCCAACACAACAGATGCAACCTCTTCATTGATACAATCCCATTCCAGTTCTATGACACGTGCATCTGTTACAATATCCAGTTTGCTGTGACGACAATGTACCGTGTCTCCGATAGAAACTTCTTCCAGTTCCCGGATATCCGCGTACAATTCCGTATCATGCAGCATAACCATATCAGCGGATATCGTAACCTTCGGCTTGTCAATTCCAGCTTCAAACTGTTCCTCGCATTTTTCTTTTAACGCATTGTTCAGTTCTTCCTGTGTATTGCAGATCACGATTCCGTTCTCTTCGTCATCTTCCGCAGCATCGGCCTTCATCTTCACATCTTCAAATGTGATCACTCCGTATTTTATTGTTGGATATTTATCAAGCAGTGGTGAGTCCACCCACGGTTCATTCCCCTCTATCATGTATCCGTTATATGCCTTTGGTACAATCCTTGTAATGACCTCGCTGGTATCAATCTCTTCCTGCAGCCCGTTTTCCGCAATATTTTTCCCGTATAAAACCTGCACCCCATGATTGATTCCAACTCGGTCATTGACGGTGATCGTATAATTATCAAAAAGAACCTCACCGCCCCATCTGTTCAGGAAGGAGTTCTCCTCTTCTCCGCAGATTGCTTCGATCAGGTTCTTTGTCTGGTAATATGCTGTTGATATTATTTTGATATTAGATTTTCCACTGTACTTTTTATTTTGTGCGGTCATGATGTCCAGTGCCTGCTGCCCGTTTTTTTCCGTTGGACGTATATCCAACAGAAAACAATCATCAATCGCATCCATAAAAACCGGTTCCAGTTCTGCACTCACGCCAGCATCTGATTTTGCTTTCTTTTTGATCCGAAATAACTGTGTTCCATTGAATGACTCCAGTTTTACGACTGCGTCCTCTTCTATCCACTTCCAACGTCCCTCTTCATCGATCGGGTGCTGAATCTCCGCTTTCCAACTTCCGTTTAGTATTGCTTTTACAGAAGCGCTCTCCGGAAGTAATGGCATATCACCGTTATGTTCATAATCCGTATTTTCTGGTTTATAAAGTTCTATCCTTATAAGCACCTCCAGTTCGGAATCACTTTCAGATCAAATCCTCTTGAGATATACACGGTATTCTCTCCCGGTAAAAGATGTAGTTCTGCATAATCTCCATACACAGATGTGTTCATCAATTTTCCATCTTTTCTGTATGCCATCAGCCTGTCTGTATCAATCACCAGATTCTGGCCAACATTCGCTTTCATTTGACTTCCGTTTACCTGCAGGATGCACTCACCTTCACCTGTGATCAAATAGACCGGCCTTGATCTGTCATATGGATTGTAAAACACCTCTTCCGGTGTATATTCTGCTTTTCCATCTGTTCGATATCGGTATCCTTCACACGTAAATTCTACCTCAAACTCTCCGACCTCTTTTACTTGCCGTTCTGCCGCATTGATCTTAGTATGTTTTACATGATAGAAGTACTCCAGTTCATCGCTTAAAATCAGTTCTGTATCATCTTTTCTCATGAGCCATCTTCTCGCAGTCCGAAATCGCTCCTGCCACCTTTGAGGATTTTCTGCAAATGTAAATGGAACTGTGATTGTAATGTCGCTCACAGTTCCATCTTCTTTGAATATGCTCCCATCTCTTCCCGGTATGTTCAATTCCGTATAGTTATACTCTGCAGAAGGGATAGACGGTCTTTCTCGTACAAGTATTCCTATTTCTGTATTTGTATGGCCGTTTCTGATAATTTCATACATTTACCGTCTCCCCTTTCCTCTTTTTGCGTGATGTACTTGAGATGTAAATCCTTTTTTGGCTGTTTCTACAATATAAGAATCAAGCTTTTGATTTCCAATTTGCACACCGACATTATTGTTCAAAACAATGTTAGTCTGTGTAGCACTTGCCAGAGCCGGAGTTCCTCCGTACATGCTCTCACTCATCGTCTTGGCAACTCTTTTTACCGCATTGGAAACCTTGTACACATTCTCATTGATTCCTTTTACCATTCCATCGATAAAATCCGGCATCCATGTTTCATAATCTCTCAAAGGACCTTCATCCGGTCTTGAAAAATGCAGGAAAGAACGAATCTTGTCTCCAATTCCTCTTACTGCATCTATAATCCCATTTACTCCGGATAAAATTCCTTCTGTTAATCCGTGGATGAAATCAGCCCCCCACTCCTTCGCGTTGTCTATCCACCCGGAAATCGTAGATCCTATTTTGTCAAAAATATTACTTACAATTTGTGGTAGTTCCTGAATTGTATTTTTGATTCCATCACGCAAGGCCTCAAACCCACTAATTGCAGTTTCTTTTATCAAAGACACCAATGTTGATACAACATTTTTGATTTCGTTCCAAATATTGGATGTAATCTCTTCAATGGAATCCCAAATATTCGCAACTGCATTTTTGATATTATTTAAGATATTCTCCAGATCCGATTTTAATTTTTCAAAATCGCCAGTCACCAGATCTATCATCAAAAGAACTGGTGCAAGTGTAGCATTTTTGATAAACTCCCATGTGTTTTGTGCCAGTGACTTGATTCCATTCCATATTCCATTCAAGTTTTCTTTTAATCTTGTAAAAGACTCCGTAATGGTTGTAACAATGGCTTGTATCGTTGGATTCTCCAGTAATGTGTCCAATGCATTTGGAATAGTCTCCGTGAAAAACCCTGCAATTCCATCACACACTGCAAACACATTATCTTTGATTGTTTTTAGAATCGTATTTACACCATCACGGAACCATTCACATTTATTGTATAAAGTAACCAATGTTACTATAATTGCCGTTATAGCCGCAATTACAGGATGTGCCGTTATTATTCCAAGTAACCCCGTTACTGCCGTTTTAATTCCACCAATCAGATTTGTCACCACTCCTCCAATTCCGGATAATTTCGACAGCGTACCTGCCACCGCAGATATCCCGAGTGATATCTGGCCGATTACCATCAGTAGTGGTCCTAATGCTGCAACCAGAATTCCGACTACTACAATCACCTGTTGCACGCCTTCCGGTAGTGCTGAAAATTTATTGACAAGTGCGGTAATAAGTTCTGCTACCTTCTGGACAATTGGTGCCAGTGTATCTCCGATCTGAATCGCTGCGGTTTCCAGAGATCCTTTTAATTCCTCGATTGCTCTTGATCCATCACTCATCTGAGAATTGGCCAGCCTTTGTGCTGCTTCCTGATCATTTGCCGCATTGATATATTTCTGAATCCCTTCAGTCCCGCTATCCATCATCACAGTAGCGGCTCGCATTGCATCGGATCCGAAGATTGTCGATAACGCCGCATCTCTGGATGCCGAATCCAAACCTCCAAGTTTATTCTGCAACTCCTCAGCAATCTCTGAAGCTCCAAGGAGATCCCCATTGGAATCTCTTGTCTGTATTCCAAGCTGTTCAATCATTGTTGCAGCGCTATCTGTTGGTGCCGCCAGCCTCTGGAGCATGGTTTTTAAAGATGTTCCCGCATCGCTTCCCTCAATTCCCGCATCTGCAAAACGAGCCAAAACCGCTGTTGTTTCCTGTATAGACCATCCAGCGTTTTTTGCTCCAGCAGAACACTGTGCCAGTGCCTGTGTGAGAGGTTCTACATCCGTAGAAGATGCAGCTGCTGCCCCGGCCAAAGCGTTTGCCGCTTCTGCAGACTCATTCGCAGACAGACCAAACGCTCCCATTGCCTGTACAACAACATTTGCTGCCTCTCCAAGATCCATCCCGGAAGATGCCGCAAGATCCATTGTAGTTTTTAATGCCCCTGCTTTAATGTCGGCTTCTGTCAAACCACCTTTTGCCAGTTCTGTGATCGCATTCCCTGCATCTGTTGCGGAAAAGACGGTATCCTGTCCGGTCTGGATTGCAAGCTGTCTTAGATCTTCCATTTCAGACATGGGCTTATCAAGTGCTCCCGCCGCCTGACTCATTGCATCGTTGAAATTATTTGCCATAACAGTGGATGCAACCCCTACACCGGTCAGTGCCCCCGTTACCGGCAGCAAGGATTGTCCGACTCCTTTGACCTTATTTCCAAACTCTCCGGATACCGCAGATACTTTTGCAAGATTCGCACTTGCACTTCCTGTAGTCTCTTTTAGTGATTTCAGTTTCTGTTCTGTCTCAACAATCTCTCTTTGAAGAGAATCGAATCCTTCTGGACTGATCGGCTGTCCAAATTCATCATCTACTTGCTTTTTCTGTGCTTTCAGTTCTTTCAGTTTATCAGACGATTGGTCTACCTCTGTCTGCAGTTTTTTGTACTCTTCCGTATCAATCTGACCACTTTCTTCCATAGACTTCATGCTCTTTTTGAGCTTATCCATTTTTTCGTTGGTCTTTACAATCTCCTCTTGAATCGGAGTATACGCTTCTTTCCAAGCATCATAATTTCCAGCGGTTTTTGCTGCCTGTTCGCTTGCCTGTTTTAAATTTTCCAGCCTGTTTTTCGTTTCACTGATCGACTGCTGCAGCAACTTCTGCTTCTGATTCAGCAATTCCGTATTCGTGGGATCCAGCTTCAGCAATTTATTGACATCTTTTAATGACCGTTCTACACCGTATAGTTTTTTGTCAACACCGGACAGTGCCTTTTCCAACTTGGAAGTATCGCCGCCAATCTCTATGGTAATTCCTTTTATTCTGCTCCCTGCCCTTACATCCCTCCTTTACAGTGCATCAATATCCGCCTGTGTTGCAATTTTCGGATAATCATACTCATCATTCTTCATTTCGATAAACATATCGTTGATCATTCCAATGCTTAACAGGTCTAAATCAGAAATAGAAATACCGCATTGTGCACATCGAAGCATAAACAATGCGGTATTGACCTCACGGTCTATTTCCCTCTCTTTTTTTTTGGAACTGACATCTGTTTATTTTCTGATTTCCACATTTCCATGATTTCCGGCAGAATCTCATAGATATCAAATGTCTCGAACTGATCCAACCACTCGTTGATATCGTCCGGCTGGTCAGGATCGCCATGTTTATGCATCAGAAACGCAATGTTTTCAAACATTTCCAGTGATTCGATCGGGATTCCGCTTTCAAACTTACTTTCATCAAATTCTGTACCTTCTTTTGCACATTTTTTCTGCATCTCGTCTTTGAGTTTTTCCTGGATCTTGATCTGCTTTTCAATTTTCTGCATATCTACAAAAATATCTCTCCCAAATTTCAGTCGATAAATCCGGGGGATTGCGGCAGAACTTTTGAATTTATATTCTGTTCCATTGATTGTGATCGTCTTTCTCATCCTGTTCTCCTTTTATGCTGCAACTTCCTGATCTGGAATGTACACCTTATCAAACCATTTTTCGTATAAGTCATCTGTTGTATCTGCTGTTGTCTTTGCCCGAACTGCCATTTTCTTAGCTGTTCCAAGCTGTACAGCGGATGCAGAAACTGTGACAGTGTCAGTTGTAGGTTCAATCGCGTCCTCTGTTGTGCTGGATTCTGTTGTAGGACGTGTAGAGGTACAGCAATAGAACCAGAACCGTGTTCCCCTCACATCTCCGTCAATTTCAAATCCCAGCGCAAACCGTTTTACTTTTGCAGTCGCTTCCTCCAGCATGACTTTGTTCTTGTCAATGTATTCACTCAAAATCTTTTCCCGGAACTCATCCGTGATCAGCGCCATTTCCCAGTCTCCCTCATATCCGCTATTGGAAGAAGAAACATAATACTTGATTCCATCCGCATAAAACGGTGTCAGTTCTCCCTGTGCTTCCAGTGAAAGCGATACGGAGCCAGGTACCGCAAACGGTGTATCAAATGTAATTTCTCCCGTATCACTTTCCTGCAAAAGCGCAACATGCGCATTATGGATATTGAATTTGACTTTATCCTTTTTTGTTGCCTGTCTTTCTTTCCTTACTTAGCCCTCCACTTCATATAATACTTCATACATATTTTCTGATTTAATATACTGTTCACTTTTCTGCCAGAAGAGATCTGCTGCATCAAGTGCCGCTTCTACACGTTCTTCCAGTTCAAAGTCCTTTTCATCTGTGTACAGTTCAATATCAACTTTGTCTGATTTAAAATATACCTTCCCATCTGCGGAAAAATTTCTCGTTTCCGGAATCAACCAGCAAATAAAAGGAAGATTCACCGCCTCACATTCTTCGAAATGATGATACCGATATTCAATTTCCAGTACATCCAGAATTGCTTCTATCCTCTCCCTTGTCATAAATATCGTTCTATCCTTTCCTGTAAAATTTCCTTTGCGTGCTTTTCTGCAATTTTGATATGCGGGATCCCGTCCACTCTTCCACCATTCCTCTTTGCGTGTCCTTTTTCCAGCAAATGTGTAATTCGGTATTCCGGCTTTTTGGAATATACCACCATATCATAGCGGTGCCTTCCACTCAAATTTTTGTCTCGTTTATAGCTCCAGTGCTTTGCATATTCACCGGTATCTCCTTCCGGTGATATGGAACGTAATTCCGCAGCTGTCTGCTTCGCCGTCTCTTTCACTGCCTTTTCCACGGCTTCCTGTACATCCTCACGATACGCATCTAACTCCTGCATGACTTCGATTGCTAACTGATCAATATTAATTTTCTGCATTGTCTCTCACATCCTCATAAGTCGTTACTACCCTTTCCAGAGAAAGCAATAAACAGGGTGGCGTTTCATCGTATTTATTCTGGATCTGTATGATCTTGTACTGCTTTTCTCTGATTATGCAGATGTCCATCGTAGAAATGTCTTCTACCGGCAAAATTGCAACTACTTCGTCAATCTGATTGGATAATACCTTTGCCTCATAAAACCGTTTGATTCCTACTGTCCGAAACCCAAACCGGATTCCACAATGCTTTGTTTCTACAATTTTTCGCCCTTTCACGCTGCAGATATCCAACATTCCGTCATTAAATGTGGCAAATTTTGTATCTTTACGTCTTGGCATCGCAACCACCTGCTTTCCTCTGAAAACTGCGCATCTGCAGGGATATGATTTCCGATTTATAGTTTTTAATAAACTCGTCCACCTGACCAGCTCTTGCATACATACAATAATTTAACAGCAGATCTTTTTCCTGTGTTTCGCTTTCAAAATCGCATTGTCCGATTTTCCCCTCAAGATACTTTTTCCCTCTTTCTACAATACCAGAGAGCTTTTTACGCTCTCTGATATCCATATCCCATGTAATGTCCAGGAAATTGCTCACGTCTTCTAAAAGATCACTCATGATTATTCCTCATTCTTCGTTACCGTCACCTGATATGTCTTGGTTGTCTTTCCGTCTGTCACTTTTGCTTTCACAACATTTCCAGCCCCAGAAGCCCATGTAACTCTGCTGCCGTTTGCAATCGGTTTATCATTGTATGTCAATTCCAGTTCTGCAGTACTGTCTGCAATTACCGCCTGCACCGTATTTGATGCATCCGTTGTTGTCAAAGTGTATGTTAATGTTCCTTCTGCGAACTCCGGTGTCAGTGTATGTCCCCCTACCTTGAAATCTGCAAGATTTGCATTTTCCACATTTTCTACACTTGGAACAACTTCCACTTCATAATGTGCTGGCTGCAGATCACTGATATCCAAAAGCATGAAGGCATTATCATCTACTGCAAATCCATGACCATACGTTTTAATCAGGTAAACCCTTTCATCTTCCAGGAATCTGTAATCATCTGAATACAGGATTCTTCCGTTGTTTTCGATTCCAGCTCCCATGAAGTAAAGCTTCGCCATACCAAATACAGCCTTTCCGACTCCTACCGCCGGAGACTGGATCACATCGATCGGGAATGGCAGTGTGCTTACATATCCACCGCCCGGCGCTGGTCTCTGTGTTGCCGAAAGGACTTTGCTGAAATAATCTGACGGATTTACCACCAGAATCAATGCGTCTACGGTTCTTGCCTGTCCTTTTTCATTGATTGCCAGAACAGCAGCCAGTTTTCCAAGCTGCACATCATTAAACTTTGTAACCTTTACTGCTTTTTTATCCGGATATACTCCACCCTTGATCGTAACAGAGTCTCCTACCTGTTTTGTCATACCGATTGGCATGTCTTTTCCAGTTCCATTGATGATGCCGTCTTCCAATCCATTTGCAAGTGCTTCATACAGGACCTGTCTCACATAATTATCCAACCATTCCGGTCCCAGATCCAACATTGCTTTGCACACCGGAAGAAATGCGGACAGTTTGCTCAGTGTCACATCTACCTCTTTAAATCCGGATGTCAGCTCCTGGATGATCTCTGCGCAAAGTTTTCCCCATGCTGCTTTCTGATATCCATTCGTATTCATCATCATTCGTGTCACCCCTGTTACAGATGTAAACTGGATTTTGGACAACAGCGGATGATCTGTTTTCAAATCTTCAAATACTTTGTCAATTACGGTATATGGCATTACCACATCCAGATTTTCTACCGCCTGTTTCGGATTCGGTGCTTTCATGGCTTCCGCCAGTTTCTGATAATATTCTTTTTCTTTGGATGTCAGCTGTCTTACGCCGCGCTCAGACAGAATTCTCTGATCTGCTTCTTCTACGATTCCCCGTGCCTGTTCGATGACACTTTCCTGAATCTTATCGCACAGCTCCACAAACGCTGCCTGGAACTGCTCTGCATCTCCGGCTGTGATCGCCTCATTCATCTTCTGTACGATTGCTGTTTTTTCCATTTCTAATACGTCTAAATTTTTCCTTAAATCATGCCTCCTCTAAAAAGATTTAATACGTTGTTTTTTCTTGGTTTCTTGTCTTCCTGTGATTTCTGCATTGCTGCAATCTGCTGCCGGAAGCTCTCCTGACTGTTTAACTGTCTTTGCATATCGGACAGCTTCTCCAGAATCTCTTCTGTATTGACCGGTTCTGCTGTCTTTCCCATGATCTCATCAATGAGTCCATATTCCAGCGCCTTTTCCGGAGTGAGGTAAGTCTCATTTTCCATTAACTCAATCAACTCACTTTCCTCAATCTTCGCCCTTTCCAGAAAAACTTGCCGGTTTGCTTCCATCATGTCATCCAGATCATCGGCATATTTTCTCAGTTGTGTTGCATTGCCCGAGCAATACATCCACATATTGTGTATCAGTGCCGTTGTACCTAAACACATTTTTCTTGTGTCACACGCCTGTAGAATCAAAAACGCAACACTGTGTGCTACGCCATCCACAATCCCGACTTTCTGGTTTTGTTTTTGCTTCAGTAAATTGTAAATAGCAACGCCCTCTTTTACGGATCCGCCATTTGAGTTGATATGCAGCTCAATTGTCTGTCCTTCTGGAATTTCACTCAGTTTCTCTGCAAAATATTTTGCAGAAGTCTCCGAGTCCTTATATTCCCATTCGTTCCAATCAAATTCTCCATATTCTGTCACATCATCATAAATGTACAGAAGTGTTTTGTTCTCTGCCTGAACAGGCTGCATTCTCCAGTTTGTTATGTTTTTCCTTGTCTCACCCCTTTCACTCTGTGGTTTCTATATCCAATCCTGCAAGCAGGTCTTGAATCTTACTATAATTTTTCGTCATAAAGTGTTGGTTTGCCCAGTCTTCTTCAATTCTCGGTTTTCCGAGCACTTCCAAAATATCATTGATCGTAAATGCTCCGCTTGAGATCAGCTTGTCTACTGGAGTTGCAATATCAAAAATATCAATATGCTTGACTGCCAGAGTCTCTATCTTCACATAATTTCCAGCTTTAAATCCTGTGTATCCATTTCTCTTTCGGTTGATCTCCTGCTGCAGCATCTTAATGAGCGGATCTATCACAAAGGTCAGAAGTTCATCAATCGCTTTCCCTGTATCCTGTACATCTCCTTTGGCCAGACTCGGTGGGAAAGAAAATGCTCTTGCTGTAAATTCAAAGATGTCATCAGCCAGAGACTTGATATCTCGTGTTGATTCTGTAGAATAAGTCTTTCCGCTTTCTGAAATATCCTGATATTCGTATCCGTCAAACAATGGCAACACCGCACTGTCGCTTTCAAAGAAGTTCTTAAAATGCGTGCTCATCAACTCCTGGAATGTTTCATCGAAATTCTCACTTTCCTGTGCAATTGCTCCAATATTCAGGATTCCTTTTTTTCCTCTTGATTTTTTATAGGCATCCTGCGCATATATCAGTAATTTTGAATACGTTTCATACATCCCATTTGTGAGATTCCTCATATTCTCTGAATTTAATTCGAAAAACATGACTTCCGACATTTCCCGCGTTTCAGACAATTCGTAACCGTCAAATGTGATCCCGCTGAATCTGTACTCCTTCAATGCCAGCACCTCTTTGCTGTAACTGTCTGCCACATAAATGTGATTGTTTACTTCTACCACAAGGCATTCATTGTTCCGGTACAGCTTGCCAATCAGCTTATTCATGAATGATGTTGCATTCTGGTTCTGATTTGGTTCGTAATTCCAAAGATAATACTCCTGTCCTTTTACTTCTTTTTTCTTGATATACGTTTTAAATTCGCATTTGCTGATGGCATTTGCAATTTTATTGACACAAGTCCAGAAAGCCAGCTCTCTCAGATATACTTCGTACATAGCACTCTGTACATCTTTATCTTTCATAATGTCATCCACTGTGATCCTTGTGATACTGCTGCCTCCAAGTTTTTTGATCAACCAGTCTTTAATACTTAATTTCCTACGTTCACCCCCTTAATAACTGTAAACCTGTATTTTCGGTGTTGGTTTTGCCCGTTTCTGCGGCAGCACGGTTTCCACAGTCATCGCCGCTACAAATGCCATAAATGGGTCTGTTTTTCTGCTTTTTCCTTCTATTTTTCCATATACATAATTTCCCATATCGGCATCATCCTCTTTTCCTGGTTTTCTTCCATGCCTGATCAGTTTTGCATTATTGGTAGCCCACCTTAGTTCTGGAGCATCTCCCCACCGTAACCATTGATTTACAAAGCAGCTATCGATCAGAGGTACCACTTTCATAATGTCTGATGGCCGGATCAGCTTCAGATTCTTATTCACTTTCATATCAAAGCCTATTTCCTGCAGATATTTTCCGATCAATGCAAAACGGAAATCATCCAAGGCCAACGCTTTGATATTGTAGATGCGTTTTGCTTCCTGTATATAATTTGTAAGCAATGACGGATGTATTTCCACGTCATCTACAAGCGTCAATCTTCCGGAATCCGCCCATTCTTTCCATGGAGCCTTGATCCTCGGAATGTCTTTCGAATTTAGGCACATCCATGAATGGCTGATGTCAAACCGTTCATCTCCATCTCGGAAATGAAGATCTACGGAAGCCCAATCTGTTAATTTTGTATAGTCAATTCCACATACACAGCTCCATCTTTCCAGATCCGGCAGTAAGATGTTGGTCGCTTTGATATTGTCCCACTCCGTTACACTCATTTCTTCCGCATTTTCCGGAATATTCATTCGTTTTGTCATAAATGCCGGAAGTCTTCTCGGATTTTTCTTCCATTCCCTGTATTCTTTCCTGATCTCTTCCATAAGACTTGGCAGATATGGCAACGATGGATTTGCCATTGGCCAGTTTTCTTCCTTATCCACATCTTCCTTTTTATTCAGTTTACAGATAAATGGTAATAACCCATTATCCGGTTCGCCGCCCCGTAAGATCTGTTCGGAAGTTTCCAGCAGATCATCCAGCGGTCCTTCCCGCACATCACCATTTGTCGTGTAGTAAGAACGTCTTGGATGTTTCTTCTTACCAAGTCCTGTCGTAAAGACGTTTATATTCTTATAGTCTTCATATTGATGGATCTCATTAAAAATACAGATTCCAGAACGAAGACCGTCTTTTCCTTTCGGACTGTTTGTTCTTCCCTTCATAATAGACTTTGTTTTCAAGCATAAAACCTGTTCTTTCGTCCATCGGAAGAATTTCTTTAATTTCTTTATCACAGACGGTCGTTCAAATGCATTGATCACATCATGAACCGGCCGCATTGCCTGGTCCTCATTATTGGCGCAGATATCTACATCGTACTCTCTGATTCCATTATGTGGGGACATTAAACACACTGATTCGAGCGCAATTGTACCATCTTTTCCCGCTCCTCTCCCCAACATACAGAATAAATCCGGCCATCTTGGAAGCCCGGATTCTCTCCAATATGTGCAATCGTGCAGTCCGATCACAAACTTCTGCCAGGGAAATATTTCTTCAAACGGGAAGTATTTTGACATCCCGATATATTTCTCCAGCTGATCACAATCTATATAAATATCTTCATGCTCAAAACACCATTTTACATGCGCGACAAGCAGCTCCTGCTCTTCGCATACTGCATAGATTTTTTTCTCAACTATATCAATCCATTCCTGAATATATGGATGTATGTTACAGCTCATCTTCATCATCTCCCGAATCATCGCCAACCGGCTTAATTCCTAGGCTGTCCAGTATTTTAAGCATTTGAGCATTGACCTTAATTCTTTGATCTATCGAGTCATTTTTCTTTTGCCCTTTTTGACCTCCTCCATTATTATATTCAACGATAGCGCCTCTCTTTTTAATGTCTGCGATCAGTTCGTTCTCCAGGTCCCAGAAGTCCATATATTTATCGACCAAGTCGATGTAATATTTCCCTGTGGTTCCATTCCGGGCCAGCTGATCAAGAAGGTCCTCTTTAATTTCCACTCGCAATAATTCTTTTCTTGTTTTTCTCGCCCTTATACCACCCCCTCCGTCACGCGCGCACGAGAAATTTCTTTTGTCGGGAGCACCCACCGGTCTCTACGGGGCATATTAAAACCCGATTTTTTTCGACCGGGGGTATCCTGACAATTTTATTTTTCTTTACCATCTTTCTTCTGTCAGCGGTTCTTTTTTCTTTGGCTTTCGATATTCATGAACCTCTTCATGACAATCATGACACAGGCTGATTAGGTTTCTCCGCTTCTCACCTCTGAAGCTGTACCAGATTTCCAATGCTTTGTCTGGATGCTTCTTTACATAATTTACGTGATGAACCGTCGTTGCCTTTGTATACTTTCCACGTTTCTTACATAACTGGCATTCATATTTATCAAGCTGTAGTACCTGTTCTCTTAATGCTTTCCACTTGCCCCATGTATAGAATCTGTGGATATTTTCTCTTATACATTTCTTTACAAATGCAATCTCATGTTCTGTCATATAATCACCTCGATTGCAGGAGAAGGAATCGAACCTCCGACCTTCAGCTAAGGAGACTGACGAGCTTCCACTGCTCTATCCTGCTATATTAGTGCGATATCGCACACTGTAGGCTTTTGCCCAAAGCCTTTTATCGTCTTTGCTCAGGACGCAGAAAAGCACCTGGCTTTTCGCCAGATGCTCTCTACTATTTCTCACTATTTACTTCTTCTATGAACTATTTCATCTTCTCCCTTATTACAATCCATTGTAAATCCTAGTCTAGCCATTGTTAAGATACGTTCCGTTATTCCAATTTTCCGGCTTAAATAATCCCATATCTCTAGCATGTGCATAATTTTCAAAAGACGTGCACCATTCTAAATTTTCAACTCTATTATCAGATTTAATCGCATTTTTATGATTTACTTCTGGTTTCTTATCTGGATTTTGTATAAATGCTTCTGCAACAAGCCGATGAACTTTATAGCACTTCTGAATACCGTTTTTACTTAACATAACATGCGGATATCCAGATTGAGGATAATACGGCTTTAAAATACACCCTCTGCATTTTTTTCTTGGTAAACTTTTTATGTTTCCATAATTGCTCACCTGATACAGTCCCTCATATCCCTTAATATCTATATATATTTCTTTTTTCATCCTTGGCTCTTTTCTACAAATTCCTTCATCATTTTTGTCAACTGTGTTCCCATCGCAACACCAGCTTCCTTACAAGCTTGACGAAACTCTTCCGCTACTTTACCATTCACCTTGTACGTCTTTGAAATCAGCCCCGCTTTTTCATCCCACTTATCTTGTGGTCTGTTCTTCTTTTCCTCCATACCTCACCTCACACATAATATTCAGTGTATTCGATGCTATGCTAATCAGTAATGCTAACCCTATAATCCAGTCCATTCCTTTTACAATCGCATAATACCCCAACACAAACAAAGTTAAAAGATTAGAAACAATTATACTTTTTCTCATTGTTTTATTTTGAGAGATGCGCTATACTGAAAGCGGTGGGTGGCTTCCCACCGCAAAGCACTTATTTGAAAAATGTTTCATATATCATGCATATCGCAGTTGTCAGACCGTTGATTATGCTAACTATGATTGCTATTTTTTCAAGTTGGTGCTTTTTCTTTCTCTTCTTTTTAGCCATCTCGCATCTCCTTTCCTCATTTCTTGATTATATTATACTATATACGTGTACGTATGTCAATGCTTTTCTCAGAGGTTTTTAAAATTTATAGGACTACTGCAAAAATACGTAACTTGGAAACTTTACTGGATTCTCTAACCGACTGAGCTATGTATCCGTATTTTTGTATTAGAAAAGACGCCCTAATGGACGTCTTACATTTGTCTCATCTTCACATCAACTGCCTCTTTTCTGGCATTATGACGCTGGTTCTGATTCTCCGGCTTTACCTTTTGAGTAATGCTGTTGAATTTTTCATTGCTTTTCTTTCTGTTTGACTTCTCTTGATCCTTCTTATCCATTTTCCTCACCTCGGATATAGTATGTGATGAATGAGAGGTTTTATGTATTGGAAAAGCACCCCAGAGGGTGCCAATCTATCAACTATTTTTTACTACAAAGTTATCTATCGCACTTTCATATTCTTGTAACTTCTTACCTTTCAATTTTTTTGTTTTACCAAATTTCAATAGCAAATCCTTAAGTTGTTTTGAAAAGACCTCAACATTTTTCTTTCTTCCATTTAATAATTGTTGTTTATGATGCATATTAACAGGATGTCGCAAATCCCTTGATATCATTGCACAATACAGCCGAAGATTTGCTATATTTTTTATAATTTCATCGTATAATTCCATATTCGACCTAAAAATATTTTGTAGGTCCACTCTTTTTCTTAATTCATCACACTCAAAAATTAATTTATCGTAAATCCCTAGCGAAAAGTCTATTTCGCGCCCCAATGCCATTTCATTATTTACCTCTGTGTAATTAACTTGACTAAGCAAATGACTAAGATAAAATCTCATATATAGCAAATGACCTAACAGCTTTGTATTTAGATCATTTAAATATTTTTTATACATTATTCGAGATGTAATAACCGTCACTATCATCCCTGTAAAAATTCCAATAGCAATTGATTCAAAAAAACTTCTGTGTCCAGCTATTAAATTGCATTTTATAATTCCACTCGGAAAATACTCAATCACTATCATTGCAAGTAGCGATAAGAAACCTCCCACTATTGAAACACTAAATATCTTTTTATTTTCCACGTATACTCCTCCTCGCGCCCATCTATAAAACTATTATGACATAATTCTACAGTAGCTTCGATATTATAGCAAGTAAAAACGCCCCGTATTTCTACAGGACGTCTTTTTGATTCTACCAAAGTTACGAGGGGAAAGTCGAAAAATTAATTCCAACTTCTCTAGAATAATTATAACATACTATTTTTGTGAAAAGTGTGAAAGTTGCAAATATCCATTGATTTTTTTTGATACATAACTTCGGTCTATATTGAACTGTTTTGCAACCTCTCTCTGTTTCTTCCCATCCACGTACAGCAATTCAAAAATCTCCTTAATCTCTACATCCTCTATCCCGTCAAGAAACTCTTCCACCTCTTGAATCTCTGCTACTACCTGCAGGAGTTCCGCTTCTTTTTTCCTGATCTGCTTGTTTATTCGCTCCTGTTCATCCGGATCAGGTATCATCACAGATGTCCTAACTTCCGTATAGGGAAAATCTTTACTTGACCCACGAACTTTTCCCATCACTTCTCCTGCCGGCTCAGTCTCACAGAGTTCTGATATCCTCGCATCAATTCTTTTAAGTCTTGCTTTGTTCGGTATGTACTTTTTTAGTTTTAACTTGTCCACTGGCAACACTCCCTTTCGTATCTACTCCCCATTTTCTTAAGCAGTCCTCTACTGAGTACGCACCTCTTTGCATCCACTTTTTGGCATTCTCTGTTGGTTCATGTTCAGCCAGATCAGCAAAATGATCTTCCTGATCACGTTTTATCTCTTTTTCCGTTCTTCTATGTCTTAATGACCGTCTCATTTTTATGTTACCTCACTATTTTTCTTGCAATCCAGTCAATTCCTATCACATACAGCAGCACTGGAAACAATATCGCAGCAATATAATCTTTCTTTTCTAATCGCGCATCCTGACAGATTTCCCCTTTCATTGCACATACCGTTCCAATTCCCATAGTGCAATATAGCAATATACTAATTATTATGATCATCACTCTTCACCCTCTCTTTCCCAATTCCCGAACCAGATCTTCATTCACTTTCTTTGTAAGCCCTTCATTGCATGTGCAGTCTTGGTATGTGCAACGGAAACAATCCGGATACTGACAGGGCTTCGATATATTTCTTCTGTTTTTCTCTATCTTTTTTCGTGTCTCCAATAAATCTGGTACCTTTACTTGCTTCCTGCTGCCCGCTCCGGCAAACCGGATCAACCCAGATCTTTCCAGATATGCCCGGAAACAAATCTCACTTTTCTCAATTTGAAACATGACTTTCATGTATACCCATGCTTCGTGTACATCCATCCCATCAAATAAAAGTTCCTGTATCCTGGATTCGTATTTTTCGTAACCTTCCACTATTCAATCACTTCCATTTCTCTTATTGAGACTTCATAAGCTGTTCTCTCGCTGTCGCCTTTTACATAAATCCTGCTCTGTATCATTCCCATGGCTCTCACTTTTGTTCCGACTGGAAGCCCTGCTGCCAGCCTTGCGTTCGAATACCAGCAAATTGCCGGGAGATAATCACTTTTTCTGTGTTTCCTGTTTACTGCAATTAAAATATCCGTGATTTCTTTTCCGAGTGGTGTCTCTCGATAGAGCGGCTGTTTACAGATATATCCAATCAGATCAATTCTGTTTTGATCCGCTTCACCAGCTTCGCTGATTCCTTTTACAAATACATACAATTTCAAATGATTTCTTTCTCCATCCTTTTCATTGTAAGATCTGTATTCTCCAAAGATTGTAATTCTCCCTCCTACATTATCCCGAATCTCCTGCACTATCTGTTCCGGCACCTGAATCGGTATGACATCCATGTTTCCACTTGTCCGCATGACTTCTATAGTTGATTTATAGATCTTTCTTCTGTCTGGTGAAGTCAATAAATACTCTGGTGTTTCCATAATTTTTCCTGTGATCTTTACTGTGTTGTTTTCCATCTTTTTTCTCCTATATCATGTACTCTGCCGATATTCGACAGGCTCTCTCCCAAATAACCGGATCCAGACCTTCTTCCTTCACCTTCAAATCATTTATTGTCATATTTTTATCATCGATATAATAATGCGCAAATACTTTTCTTGTGTTATTCCCATATTTCTCGATATTCTCTTTCGTGTTTTCATTGATATAATCAAATCTCAGACCAAATTTTTCGCAAAATTCGACTGCTTCTTCCAGCAATTTTTTCTCTCTGCACGTCCACAGAATAATAATATCCCCTTCCTTTTGTTTCTCCTTTAAAAATTCAAACAAATAGAAATTCGGTGTTCCTATTTTAGGAAATCTTGTTCCTCTGCAAAGCGTTCCGTCAAAATCTACTGCATATACTTTCTTATATTTTTCTGCCATATTACTCCATTTCCAGCCCGCTCAGCGCTTTCAAGATTCTTCCATCCATGTTATCTTCATTTGCCGGTGTTTTTACAGTCAATAACATTCCAGTCTCATTTACCCACAGGACGAAATATCCCATTCCCATAGGTCCTGTCGGAAAGTCTTCATACTCACCTGTTTCGGATAGGCTTACCAATTCCAGAATTTGATCTGGTATGTAACTCATCTCTTTTGTCTCTACATTCTGTAACACTGCCATTCCCCTGTATTTGATTTCTGTATCCTCATACCGGTCTCTGGCTGATAACCATTTCTTGTATTCCCACTCATCCCTTACTTTTAGTTCATACTGCTTTTCTCCTTTTTCATATACTCTGTATACTTCGCCCTCTTCCGGAAGATCCCCTACGAGCTCAATGACTGCTGCCTTATTCTTGCTTGTAAAGTCCTTCTCATATACAAATAATATCCAATAGGCTCCCTGTATGAAGTACATTTCCTCTTTCTTTCCTACAGTGAGTCCTGCACCTTTCCATGCATCCTTCAATATTCTCTTAAATATGCTCGTCTTAATAAACATGATGCTCCTTTCCTCTCCCAGAGTTATCTGGGAGATAATGTGATGGCTTACGACAGGTTTTGTGACGTACCTGCTGTTGTATCTTCACGGCACTTGGCCGGAGATGCTATAAAAATTGGAATCCTGGATGTCCTTCTTTCTGCTTTTCATTTTGCGGTTCTTTCATCAACTCTTGCTGATCCAGATAATTTTTCTTGCTGATCTTCATCCAGTCTTTCCGTGTGTGTGACTTTTCATATTCCCTCTGTGCGATCTCGCAAAGCAGTTCTCTTGTCTTTCTGCAATTATGTACAGCTTCTTTCCCGCTTTTATGGTGCGGTTCACACAAATACACTTTCAATCCCCCGGCTTCCGATAGAATTCTCATCCCGGATCCAAACAATACATGGTGTTCCTCGGTATACTGCTGCCGATAGTCTCCATACAGATTGGCACAGAGATAGCACACGCCCTTTTCTGTGTTCAAAATGCTTTTCGGATGGCTGATTCTCTTTTTCTTCTTTTTCGGCTTAGGAAACGCCATATCACTATAATCAATACTCATAAAGTAATCACTTTCTTTTTCCAGTTGTCCCATCCGCCTTTTGGCCAGGCAAATTCTTTCTTCAGAAGCTGGATGATTTTCTCCGGATCCCCGGATTTTAAGATGTCTTCTATGACTTCCCCTTCCTGAACCACCTCTTCTGTGATCTCATGTACCTGTTTTTCTTCTTCCGGAAGATTCATAACCGGAGCATCCGGCATCAGTTCCGGATAATCTTCCACTTCCATCTGTCCTGGAATCTGTTCTTCTGTTTCTTTTGGCTCTTCCAAAGTTTCCTGTGCTTTTGCAGGTTCTGCCTTTTTCTTTAATGGTTCTGTCTTTAAGACTTCCCTCTCTTTCTTTTCTCTCAGCGGCACCTGATAAACTCTTTCATAGGCTTCTGAATCAGAAGTCTTCCTGCCTTCCGGATAAAAGGTCTGTTCAAATGTTTTGGCCAACTCCAGATAGCTCATCTCTTCTGGTTCTCCCCTGCCGTTGTATGGCATGATCCGAATCTGAAATTCACTGAATAGTGCATTTGCAAATTGCATCCGAAACATTCGGAATTTTGTTGGAGCTACAATTCCCATGATCTCCCGGTTAATCGTACTTGCTTCTTTTGGCTCGTCTTCCCATATCCATTTAGCCATTTTTTCAAAGCAGCCTTTTCCCTCTCCTTTGAAAAATTCATACACTAACGTTTCCGTCCAGCTTCCATGGTGTTCTTCTGGTGCGATGTCGCACAGGCTCATCTGCGGCGAATAACGATCTTCTGTTTCCCGGATGACCTCTTTTACCTCCCGGATTTCCCGTACCGTGGCATCTCTTGGTACCACTTCCCGCACTTCTTCCGGCAATGCCAACATTTCAGACAGCTTACTGCTGCCATATCCCCGGTATTTCTCCTGAATTTCCGGGCTGTTCCCATCAATACTGTATGTATCATTGATCTGCATGAACCGAATTGCCCACGTCCTGCTGATATTGAAGGTTTCCTTTGCAAACTCAAAAACATCTGCATACCCCTTCTCTTTATAAAACTCTGCATCTCTGGTCTTTTTTAAGAGATACCCGACTTTAATGTATCCCTCTGCTATATGTTCCAGTTCTTTTCGTAATGCAATTTCTACTCCCTGCAGTGTACTGATTGTCTGTAATTCTTCCATCTATCCTGCTTTCCTTTCTGTACTCCTGAGCTTCTTTCTTTGGAACAGCTCGACAAATTCTTTCACTTCCTCTGTCATAGGTCCGTTATATTTTGCCCTGCACTGTATCATCACCCTATTGTTTACCTCCATGGTGTAAAACGGTGTCTCCGGATCCTGTTTCTTTCGCAGGAACAGGATCGTTGTCTCGCCTTTGGCCACCCGGTCAATGTACGTGGCGACACAATGATGCATGGCATTTCCCTCCTGCCTGATTTCATGGATCCGTTTCGGAAGTCTCAACACAAATTGTTCTGTTTCCATTTCCAGATAACTGTCCCTCTTTCTGTATTGCTCGTACTTTTTGTCTTTTTTATTGTCCAAATCCTCTTTGGCTTTTATTTCTCGTTCTCTGCTCTCTTCAATCAACTCTTCATGACGCTGCTCTAAATTCTTCGGGAATAAGATCCACGGCTCTCTCATGTTGTATCCCAACTCCTCTGCCATCTTCAGATAATCGTGATAATCCACGGCTTGTCTCTCATCTTCTCCTAACACTTCTTTGATGTACCGTTCCATCTTGTGAATGGTGGTATACCGGATATACCTGGTAAATTTCCTCGGAAACCTTGCAAAAAACTGAACCTGCTGCCATGTTGGATGCAATCCCCTTTCCTGCATTTCATAAGTGGTGTTATATTCCCTCACGCTTGGATTCTTTCCAGCCAACAGCTGGTAGTATTCCCCGTTTAGCCCCAGTATCTTTTTACAAGACCGCTCTTCCTTCTTTAAGTATCCTGTGTTGTACCCCTGCATCTTTTCTTTGACAATTCTGTAAAACCCGCACTTTACCAGTTGTTCAATTCCAGGCATATACCGGTATTCCCCCAGATATTGATCCAAATACATTTTTTCTCGATAGTTCCCATGTTTCACAAAATGCTCCATTGCAGAATACTGAAACGGTGTTCCTTTTAATATCTGCTTGAGATTCCGGTTATAGAGGATTGCTTCATGCTCTACCACTTTTGCATAATATCTCCATCCGTCTCTGCAACACCACCGAACCCAGTCTGTCTGCTTATACTGTTCATATTCAAATTCATGAATCTTTTTTAAATTCCGGTCATACGTGATCCGTATCAGCTCCCAGTACCCGCCATCTCCCTTTTGTCCATTCCTGAATTTCCGATAACACTCAAAATATCGGTATACATACCCCTCTTTTGTTTTCTGCAGGAGTCCTGCATATCCTCTTGCGTGAACATTTCCGCCTTTCTTTCGACTTCGGTAGGTAATGGGATGTCTGCAGGATGGACATTCGCCCTCGTCTCCATAGTGTGGATTCCTGATTTTTACTTCTCTTCCACAATGTGTGCAATACCCTTTTGTTACCTTTCTTCCGGCATCATAAAACAAATACTGTGGAAGGACTTCCCGATCTACAAAATCTTCAAAATCTTTTGGCAGTTCCGGCACCAGTGCCATCTCAGAATCAATTTCGTCAATTTCTTTTCTGCCCTTACTGTAATTTTGCCATCTTGCGATTGCTGCACGTGGTTCTTCCTTTCCGTTGTGGCAAAATTCTGAGATCCGTTTTCGGTCCTCTTCTCGTATCCACACTTTTCTGCTACTGTACCAGTACCCTTGTTGTATCTCTCCACATCCTTCCATGTAGCTTAAGTTATCTATTTTTGCAGTTCTCCACTTCTCACACAAATTGTCATAGGTGTAGTACTTGTTTTCTTCCAAAAGGAATAGCCGGTATTCCGGATGTGCTGTGCCAGCCAAGATCATATCCCTTGTAAATACATCGATCTCTAAAACCGTTCCTGTCTTCTTGGCACGATAGAACCAATAATATGTTGCACTCCAGACAGGTGGTCTTCCACATCTTAGTACCTGATGTCCTTGATCTTCCCTGACTGTCTTTCGCATAGTTTCCGTTACTTTTAACTCTGGAAGCTTTAATAACTCTCCTCGTCTCATTTCTCCGCCTCCAGATAGTATTCTTCTGCCATGGCAAATACTTCCAGATCCGGCATTGCCACCATTTGTGACCCGCTTCTTACTTTGACTCTTTTTTCCGCTTCTTTCCGGATATTCTGCAGGCACTCTTTGAGTGTCCGGTTCTTTCTTCTTATAGCTCTGGCTAGAGCTTCTTTTTCAAAACATCTCATAGACAGATACGAGACGATCTCTCCTGCCGGCATCCCGTCTGTTTCCTCTTTTAGCTCGACCTGCAGCTTTCCAATGGCCGCATTTACTAAATCTACCAGCTCTTCTGATAAATGCTGCTCATACACTTCCCGGATTCCATCCGGAATCCCATTTTCCTCTGCCAGTACTTTTAAATGCTCCAGATCCTGTTCCTCTAATAATCCTTTTGCACACGCATTCAATTCCTCCACAGAATCAAAATTTCCAAATACATCAAACATTCTGTTTTTCCTCCAGTAATCCCTCTAAATTTTCCACGTAATCGTGATGTTTACTAAATCTGACGGCTATTTCATGCCGTTCTGCCAGTTCCTGATACTGCTGCCATAATTCTGGATTCTTGATACCCTTTCCAGATGGCTTTCTCCACTCTGACCGTTTCCACTGCTCCGGTTTTCCGTTTTCAATCATATTCTTGATAAAAATACAGTCTGTATATAAGGTCACGTGGCATGCCGTATTTAGTGTTTTCAAGGATTCTACGATTCCAAGCAGTACCAGTCGATAATACGTTGTCTCTTTCTCATCCCCACATATTCCTTTGACTGCCGGACCTTTCCTTGTCTGATATTCGATTGCAGCCGCCCAGCACCCATCTTTGATACATGGACCCGTCAGACTTGTCCGTATGTAAATATTCAATGCTTTCATATCAAATTCTCCTGTTCAAACGGATCAGGATGTATCTTCGGTATTTGTATCCTGTTACCGGATTGATTCCTTCATGGTATGTTTCTTTGTCAAGATAATAGCCTTTTGGCGGTTTCGGCTCGTCACTCCATGTTTTTCTTTTATATGTCTTTACTTCCGCAACCGGAATCTTCAGATTTCTGCTGCAGGAGTACCGGCTCTCTCTCAGTTTGTTTTCTTCATCCGGCGTTTTACTTAAATACTCGGCCAGTTTTCGAAACCCACCCTCGTCATACATTAAATCCATGTGGACTCCACCCTTGTCCCATACCTTTCGCATAATCAAATCTGCATCCGGAATCCGGTTGATGACCAGATGATGATGAACACCACCCCGGCTTCCAATCTCGGTATGCAGCATCCATTTTAGTTCTGCTCCCCGTTTCTTGTATTGTGTCCGTACTTTATTGAGCCACTTCCTGATGTCTTTTGCTGCTTTCTCCATATCTTCTGGCCTGTTCTCCGGCTTATAAGTCAATGTCACCCAGTAGTCATTATCCTGAAAGTTCAGCTTCATCTTTCTCCAGCACTGCCGTTCTTTATTCCACTGATTCACTTTCCTGATCTGCTCTGGTGTGGCTTTCTTCTTTTTCATTCTCGGCATTCCCGGAGCACCATATCTCCCATTGTGATACTCCATCACTTCTCTGATGTCTCCCAGGTCATAACTCTTTCGTTTATACATCCTGTTTTGCTCCTAAGTTTAATATTCTTATCAAGTTGAAAACGGGAGCTTTTTGCTCTCATTTTCTTTGACATTTTGCCAATACAGGTGTACAATATAAATGGACTTTTGTTTTGTTTGTATTGGCAAAATATCCGGTGCATCTGTTTGCGGCAGGTGCACTAATTTTTTACGCTTTTTTCTATGTACCTGCAGCTGAGTTCTAATCCTGCTGTCATGATGATCATCCCGATCCATAAGGATCCGGTTCCCATCAGCATGATCGCACAGATTCCCAATGCTGCTTCCAGGATCCGCAGTAATTCTTCTGCATACCGAAGCTGTCTTCTCTTTCGGAAACTCATACGATGATGTACTCTCCCCCGATCTCTTCTGCTACCTGTTTCGCTTCCTGGTACGTCCCATACTCGCTCCGGATCTTTCCGGATTGCCAGCGAATGATCCATATCTGTTTCCTCTCCTTCTCTTCATTCAACCCCAAGTTCTTTGATCCTTTCTTCGATTAGCTTCAACTCTGCAACAACTCCTTCCTCTTCCGGAAACTGCCGCAGTTCCTCTCTTCTGCTGACAAGCCTGCTGTACTCAATGACTTGTCCTGCCGTCATGTTCAAGATTCTCTGGTCCATTGATCGCTCCTTTGATTTTTACTGATTTTCTTCCTTGATACTCCAACTCCCTGCAGTAATTGTTTAAGCAGGCAATCGCATGCTGTTTCTGCTGTTCGGAATAACCATTCACTCTTTCCGTGGATTCCAGCGTCTGGATGAATTTCTCAATCTGATTGATTGTCAGCCTTTTCATAGCTTGTCCTCCCTTCTACCGCCTAAGCGGTTTTTCTTCTTTCGAATCCTATATTTTTCATTGTTTCATCTAATTTGCTTTCTAAGATCCGAGAAAGCTCTTCTTTACTTAACTCATCTTGATTTATCCATGATCCATTGATTTTAATCATGCTTACTACTTCGATTCCTTTCATTTCACCACCCCTCTACTATGTATGCCAGATGGATTGTCCGAGGTATGTTGTCCTACGCATTTTTTACTCCGCGTCTGAATCTCTGACGATACTCTTTTATCAAAGAGATACGATCATGGCTTTAATCAACTATTAACCAGTCATCTCTCATCAATTCATCTGCTGATGGTTGCCATCCATATTTTGATGGATTACTTCCATCAGCACTCATTACAATACAATTTCCTCGCCCATTTGTTGGTTTGATTTTCGCCCCACCTTCAAACTCTGGCAATGTTATGTATTTTCTTTCTTCTAATGCCTGTTTTACTGCTTCCTGTATGTTTATCTTCCTCACCTCGCTTCCTACTCAAGAAAATAATCCACTGATACACCGAAGTAGTCTGCTAGGATTTTTAGCTTTTCTGCTTTCGGTTTACTTCTACCTGTTTTCCAGTCTGTAAACGTAGACTTCGTAATTCCCGTATCAGAAGCAACTCTGTAATCCGTAATTTCTTTCGAATCACGCAACTCTGCATATTTTTCGTACATTTTTTCACCTCTTTTCCGAACTTACTATTGATTTTAGTTCGGAAATCAGTTACAATATATTTACCAGATACATTGACAAAGAATTGCGCTACAATTCTGTTTTGATTTCCGAACTTTGTAGTTTTATTATAGTGCGGATTTCAGAACTTGTCAATACTTTTTTTGTACTGATTTCAGAATTTTTTATGAGGTGTATTATGTATGAAATTTATTGCAAGTTAAGAGATGAAAAAGGATGTAAAGATGCGGACGTTGCGAAAGCTACTGGTATAACTAAGTCTACTTTTTCTGATTGGAAGAATGGGCGAAGTAAACCAAAAGATGAGAAGCTTACTAAGATAGCTGATTACTTCGATGTACCATTAACATATTTCTACGAGGAACATCAGAATAATGCAGCATCATTGACAACGAGAGATGAGCGTGACATTTCCAAGACAGTAAATGACTTAATGGAAAAATTAGAAGCAAAAGATGGGGCACCACTGTTTTTCGACGGTAGTGAAATGAGCCCAGAAACAAAAATTTTATTCGAACAGCAATTAAAGTCATTGGTAACTACTGTTAAGGAAATCAACAAGATCAAGTTTAATCCGAACAAAAATAAAAAGTAGGTGATTACCTTGAAGCAAGATGTAAAAACAATAGTGAATAATTTAATAAGTAAATACGGCACAAGAAATCCTTATGAATTATGTGATTACACAAATACAATTTATCAAATATGTGATATCGGTGATGTATTAGGTTGCTACTTACTTATCAAAAGACAAAAATGCATTATGCTAAACAAAAAAATAATAGGAACTCCAATGGAGAAATTTATTTTGAGTCACGAATTGGGACATTCTCAATTACACAGAAAAAATGATTGCTATTTCTACGGAAGCACATTATTTTCTAAGCTCAAAGAAGAAAACGAAGCCAACACGTTCGCCGCAGAGCTTCTCATACCAGATTCTCTGATCTACGAGAATCCGGGCATGACCAAAAAACAGATTGCAAGACTAGCTGGATATGATGAAAAGATTATGGATTTTAAAAGTTTTAAATGATATAACCGCTATGGCGTTTATATAAAAGTTATGTGGTGTTAATGTACAGGAGAAAAAGGAGAAACTATATGAAAGTGGAGAACCACAATATTGCTGGAGTCACCTATCGACAAAATGAAATTTGTTCTCTCGGCTATAAAAATTCAGATTTTATTCTTACTAAATCTGAATTAAAGTCTTATGGCTATGAGAATGTCCGTATTTATGAAATTGCTTTTCCAAGCTTTGATGTACGTCTCGTTCCTGAGCCAGATAATCCTTATGATTCAAATGCCATAAAAGTTGTACTTAATAATGTACATGTTGGTTATATAAAAAAAGGAAGTTGTTCTCACATAAAAAATTTAATAAATAATAATCAGATTTCCAAAATTGATGCGGATGTACATGGTGGTAAATATAAGATCCTTTCTTATGACGATTACGAAGACAAATATGTGTTAGAATCTGGAAAAACTAACTTTTTTGTAACCATTACAATTTATTGCACCCCTTCAGAGGATGTTGAAAAGAATTATTCTGAAATATCGTTCTCTAATGATAACTTTTTTCTTTCTGAGAAAGAATTGCAAAGTTTGTCAACAAATGATTTTTGGGAATACTCCCAAAATATCCTTAATATGGCAAAACAAGTTACTTCTACAGATGATCCTATTTTAACTTCCAATATTCTCGAGTTAATACGTAATGAAACGGATCGCAGAAGAAATCTTACTACTAGAGATCCACATAATATAGAATCTCAACATAAAAACGAAGTTCATTATGACATCAAAAATAAATGTGTGGTTATTGCAAAAAAGAATTTTAGCATTAAGAAATTAAGTTTTTGTTCGAAAATTTCAGCTATTGCTTCAATTATTGTATTTATTTTAGATATTGCAATATTGCCAGCATCACCGATTTTAGGTGTGATCTTTTTAATTTTTTCAATAATAGAATTAAGACTATCCTTTCAGTATAAAAAATACCGAAAAACATTACTTGATTTAATTCAAAAAAACGCAGATGCACTATAAATTAGATTTTAAAATGGGAATCTAATCTTGAGACAAGAAAGGAGAAACAATGATTGATTTTAAAAACGGAAGTTATGTAAAAATGAAAAAAGTACACGGTTTTCCAAGCGCTGATTTAATTGGCCCTCTCATGATTCCAGGAGAAGAATTTATTGGTCAATATCAAGCTATGAGAGATTTTGTTATTTTTACAAACAAAAGAGTTATTGCTGTTAACGTACAGGGTGTTACTGGAAGGAAGAAAGATTTTACTTCTTTACCGTATTCCAAAGTACAGTTATTTTCAATTGAAACATCTGGAACATTCGACCTGGACAGCGAACTTCAATTATGCTTTAGCGGTATCGGAATTGTAAAATTTGAATTTACTGGATCCAGTGATATTGTTGAAATCGGAAGAATCTTAGGAGAATATGTTCTTTAAGATATAACCGCTTCGGCGTTTATATAGAGTAAAGTGGTGTTGAGGTACAGGAGAAAAGAGGAATTTATGAAAAAGAAAATTGTAACCATGCTGTTGATTGGAACTATGGCGTTGTCCATTACAGCATGTGATGGAAATACAGACTCCGAAAAAGATAACAAGGCAAATGCAGAAACCACAACAAAGCAAGAAGAACCAGAGGTTGCGGTTACATATCAAAGCATTCTTGATGATTACACGCAGAAGATCGCCGATGCTACCCCAGGACTTGTGGAAGAATACAATAACGAATCCGCGGCTATCGCAGGGGATTTGAACGCGCTTGCTGAATTATCAAATAGCAAGGTTGAAAAACTGGCCGAGATTTCTAATCAGGGCGTTTCCGAAATGGCTACGCTAATGCAGAGGAATGGGGACGAGTACAGTGTTTATGAAGAATGGTCATTGAAATTAACTGACGTATACACCCAATACGCAAAGCAGATCACTGACGCATACACTTCTTCCGCTGCCGGCATGAGTACGGAAGACTTAATGAACTCTCTCGATTCTTTAGGACAATAAAACAAAAAACCGCCCCGGTGCTACCAACACTGAGACGGTCAACATATCCGAAGATATGCAAATCTGAAGCCAAGAATATTGTATCATCTTCGGGACAGCTACACAATCCAGAACATTTGTTCATGTGCTGGCTGTTATTTTTGTACCTATTTTTACATAAATTAAATGAGGAGATGATCTAAAATGAGCGCAAGATATGCCTATGGTTACGTCCGTGTATCCACTGATAAGCAGGAAGAACTTTCTCCGGATTCGCAAGAGAAACTATTACGGGAATATGCTGCCAAAAACAATATTATCATTTTGAAGGTTTTCTTTGAGATCGGAATATCCGGAAGAAAAGCTGACAAGCGTCCAGAATTCCAGAAAATGATCGGGCTTGCAAAATCATCCGATCATCCGGTTGATGTGATTCTGGTTTGGAAATTCAGCAGATTTGCAAGAAATCAAGAAGAATCAATCGTATACAAATCCCTGCTGCGGAAGCAAAGCAACGTTGATGTTGTGAGTGTGTCAGAACCTTTGATAGATGGTCCATTCGGCTCTTTAATCGAGAGAATCATTGAATGGATGGATGAATACTACTCTATCCGGCTTTCTGGCGAAGTCCTAAGAGGGATGAAAGAAAAGGCTACAAAAAAAGGATACCAGATGTCCCCACCTTTTGGGTATCGTGCTGTTGGAAACGGAGATCCTTATAAAATTGATCCGGATGAAATGAAGGTCGTGGATTTTATCTGTGATGAATTTGATTACCTCAACTCAGATGCCACAAAGATAACACGAAAACTAAACGATATGGGAGCCCGCACAAGACGAGGGAATCCTTTCGAATCCCGTAGCGTAGAAAGAATCTTGAAAAATCCATTCTATTATGGTCTTGTCGCGTGGAATGGAATAACATTCATGGGAACGCATGAAGTCCATTACTCAAAAGAACGCTTCGAAGCCCGCATGAAAAAGATACAGACTACATACAAGCCACTGAAACGCCGTGATGTATCCTCATGTAAACATTGGTTATCAGGGATTTTAAAATGCGGATACTGCGGGGCCTCTCTCGCCTACAATGGTGCAAACAGGCACTCACCTGGTTTTCAGTGTTATAAGTACAGTAAAGGAATACATACCGAATCCTGTTCGATATCAGAGAAAAAAGTGATCGCTGCACTGGAAGAATATTTTGAAAAACTTCTTTCCGGTATGGATTTTGAATACTCCTACCACTCTGCTGAGACCGGCGAGAAGATATCAGAACGTGAATCGCTCCTGTCTGAGCTTGATAAGATTTCAAACAGAGAGAAACGGATCCGTCTCGCTTATGAGAATGAAGTAGATACTTTGGAAGAATATAAACGGAACAAAGAGCGTCTGCAAAAAGACAGGGAAGATATTTTGATGCAACTGGAAAATCTCAATAAGAATAATGAAGATACGAAAACAAAATCTGACGTGCTCAAGAACGTGCAAACTGTATATGATGTGATTAAAAATGATGCGATCGACTATGGTACCAAAGGCATTTTTATGAGAAGTTTGGTGGAAGATATCGTTTATGACAAGAAAAACAGCAAGCTGATATTCCATCTTTATATCTCGTAA